ATTATTTTTAACGACAACGAGAAAACTTTAATGAAAGGAGTTGGGATAGGTTGGCGAGAATAAAAGTTAATACGGTTCAAGACAATATGAATATTCTAAATAATGAATTAAAAACATTGCTAAAAGCTGATTATTCTAATGATAAGCGAAGTGCTTGGTATATGCTGATGTATCCAGTCGCTAGACTTTTAAGGGAAAAAATGGAACGGCAACAGATACAAGCTGACAAAATGAATTTACTTAATTGTGAAGGAATTGAAATAGATGAGCATTTAGCAAATAGTCCGTTTTTCTTTAAGAGAAAGCAAGAAAGCCATGCAACTGTCAAAATTGAATTAATTGGTGGACTTAATGTAGATCTTGAAAAAGGTGATGTAATTCTTGAGGCAAATGATGGGACGAGATACACACTTAACGAAAGTGGAACACTGAATAATAAAACTACTTTTGAGTTTGTTTGTGATACTGCAGGTGAACAAGGTAACAAAGAAGTGGGAAGTATTATTAAACTAATCAAAGTTGTAAATGGTGTTTATGATTTTAAGCAAAATGAGATCGCAGCTGGTGGACAGGGACAAGAAAGCGATAACGAATATATAGAACGTTGGTTTTTAAGTCGTAATGAAAGTGAATGGAATTTGGACGGAATTAGAGCGGAAGTATTAAAACAGGAAGGTGTTAAATCTGTTTATGCTGACGAAAATAAAACAATGACAGTTGATAGCAAAGGATTAGAACCAAAGTCAATTGTTTTAATCGTGGACGGCGGAAGAAATGAAGATATAGCAAAAGCAATATGGAGAAAAAAAGATCAGGCTATACAAATGAACGGAGATACAGTTGTAACAGTTAAAGATAATCAAGGGATAGACAGAGAAATTAAGTTTTATAGACCGCAAAAACGAGAAATAGAAGTAAATATTGATTTTACTGCGGCAAAGGATACTAACATTTTATTGGATAATTTGAAAGATATTGTAAAAGAGTATTTAAAAGATGTGGAAGTTGGAGATTACATCACATCATATCGTTGCGAAAGCGAATATATCAGACAAATTTATTCCGCTGATAGACTGTTAAATATAGATGTTTCTTTTAAATTTAAAAATGAAACGACTAGTGGCTTTAAAAAGGTATTAGAGTTAGGATTTAACGAGGTGGCGGAGTATGCAGAGTAATTTTGATTATATGATGTCAAAATGTCCGTGGTGGCTTAAAAAGAATAGCAACGTAAGTTCTTTTTATAAAGCAATATCAAAATTATTTGATGAAGTCGACAGAATTTATAATTTAATAGAAAAACAACATTTAGTGGATTATGCAAACGGAAACTTTTTAGATGATTTAGGAGAAAAATTTGATGTTTCTCGGAACGGGCAGACTGACGATAGATATAGAAACAGAATTAAATTAGCAATGAGAAAGTATAAATTAGTTCCTAACCTTGAAACCATCAGTAATATTGGAGAAATGTTTACTGGATTAACGCCAACAATTAATCTGAATACAGGCAACGAATCAGCTCTATATGATGTTAAATTTATAAGTAATAAAGAGTACGATTACTCGCTAATTGACGAACTGGATTTAGGCAGTATTGTTGGTGGCGGTGTAAAAGTAAATACACATAAATGCTTGGACAATTACATAGTCGGAATGAGATTTGGAAGAAAAACATTAGGTCAAAATGTAATTAAAAATGAAGCCAAAAGAAACCCAGTTTGTAACTTTGCTTATTCACGATTTGGTCGATTTGGTCGTAATAAGCTAGGGCAATTTGATTTAGGAAAAGACAATATTATTAATTTGAAATAGGAGGGAAAATGGCAAAATTAACAAAATTTAAGGCACAACAAGTTGAGTTTCCTACACATTACGAAGTAGAAGAAACTAACAGAGGGAACAATAAAATAAAAAGTATCGTCCCAGCGTTTGGGAACATTAGAGAAAACGGAACACCTGAAACGGAAGAAATTTATGATGGCTTACAACTTGGGAATGTACACACTTTACAAGCAAATAAAACAACGAATTTGAATATAGATTATTATGTCTGTAATTTAGACGGATTAAATGAGTTTGGGGTGAACAATGATTTAAAATTAAGAATAAACGTTGATTCTAAAAATACTAATCCGACAACAAAATTAAGGCTGAATAATAACGATTACACGTTGTTGAAGGAATACAACGGAAACTTAAAACAAATAGAAGCAGGTGATTTTAAACCGAATAAAACTTATGAATTAACATATAACGGAAGTCAATTTGTTGTGATAAACGTTGATTCGAGATTAAATGAAATAATGGGATTAGAATTTGCTGGAAATATTCAAGACATAGGGGATAAAGTTAAAGGAAAATGTTATTTTGATAATGTAACAAAATTTTACTATGAATGTATAGAAGACAACAGTCTGACATACAACGATAGCGGAAAATTTAGAGCTATTTCTAATAAGCCGATTTCGGACAAAGTGGAAAATTTATTCACATTTGGAAAAAATTGGATAAAATTTCCTTTTGGGCTAACGATACAATGGGGAGCTAATACAGCACTGAATGGAAATGATTTAATAAATCTAAACACGCCTTTCAAGTCAACAGATTACCAAATCGTTGTATCTGACGACGGTCCAGGGACGCATGTAATTGGAACAGTTCCTGTCACCAATGAGGCTTTTAAACTATTTGGAACAGACCCTGGCAGTTTAAAATACACGAAAACTGGATTTCGCTGGCTGGCAGTTGGATTTTAATATCCTATAGCAAGCCACCAGAATGTTGTATCAGAAAAAATTCCATCTTTTTTTGCCCACGAGCTGAAGCCTTTATTGTCGTCATTTTTTAGACTCACTGAATTCGCTCCGCCACCTACATCCGTCGCAGAAAGAAAGAGAGTATTGTTGGGAAAAGGCGTATCATAAAAGAATTGTGTTGCTTTAATTCCGTCTCTTGCATAATAATTTGTAATTCCATATTTAAAAATTATGTTTCCAATTTTAAATTGTCCGTTTTTAAATTCAAACAAATTTTCCATTCTATAATATTATTGAAACTAATATTATAGAGGAGATGATAAAAAATGGAATTGGAATTAATCAAAGGGAGAAATGCACAGATATATTTAGAGTATCTTAACAGTAGCATAGCAAAGAACGAAGCAACTAAAAACACGACTTACAAGACATATCTTAACAACATGAAACAGTTTGTTGAGTATATCAAGAAGTATGAAAACAATCGTTACTTGTTTAGTAAAGATACTTTGAAAATTATTGTGAGCGTATTGGAACGATATATTCGTTATTGCAGGGAAGTGAAAGGGAATAATGCTAGAACTATCAATAATAAGATAACAGCGATTAGTAGCTTTTATATTTGGTCAGTTAAGCGTGATTTAATAGCAACACATCCATTTAGGGATAAATTAGACCGTTTGAAAGTTACAGATGTGGAAAAACGGAGAAATAGTTATTATCTTACAAACAAAGAGATAATAGAGATAAATATCAAAATGGAAATGGACAAACGGCATGATTTACAAGACAGGATTATATTTAATTTGATAATCGACACAGCTTGTAGAATTACTGCTTTGCAGTCAATAAAACTAAAAAATATTGACTTGGAGAATGGGATAATATTTGGAATAGTGGAAAAGGAACAAAAGATTGTAGAGTTTGCGATATTTGAAGAAACAACAGAACTAATAAGGGAGTGGTTGAGATGTAGAAATGACAGCGTTGAATACTTACTAGTGACTAAATACAACGGAATATTTAAGCAAATGAGCAAAAGCACAATAAGAGATAGAGTTAGAAAAATTGGAAAGTTAGTCGGAATAGATAATTTATATCCGCACTCACTAAGAAAAACAAGCATTAATCTTATTGCAAAAACAGCTGGGATTGACTTGGCAAGTGAGTTTGCAAATCACAGTGGAACAGATGTAACTAAAAAGCACTATGTTAAGAAAACAAGTGCGAGAGATAGAAAAAACAAACTGTTAGAAATTCGCAAAAAAGCAGGATTTTAACAGTAAAAAGTAGAGAAATTTATGAATTTGTTCAGAATTTTGGAAAATATTTAACAATTTTATTGACTTTGTGTATATTTAGATTTTAGTAATTTAATAAAAAATGTATGTAAGCATAGATTAAAATTATCTCAAAGTCTTTAAAAATCAGTATTCATATTTTTAAATTTCGTGCAAATTCATAAGTTAGCACAGAATAAAAATCATAAAAAAATAAAGAAATGGAGTGATAAAAATGACAGTAGTTTACATTTATTTAATCGCAACAATGGAGTGCATAGCACAGCCAGTTACGACTGGAGTTGATAAATTTAAGGAAAATCCAAACTTGTTTTATCCTGACTGGAATGAAGAAACTATGAAGTTTTCAACATCGCTGCTTTCAAATCCAGTTTTGGACAAAAAAACTGGGGAACTTAGAGAAATGGCAGAGGTAGAAAAAATAAAAGCTGGGAAAAGAGTTTTAGACGACGGAAGTTATTTGGATGAAGTTAATGAAACAATCGTAACAATTGCAAAGCCGAACGAGTGGAGTGTATGGGATAAAGACTCTCACACTTGGAAAGTTGACAATGATTTGTTAAATAAAAAATTAAAAGAGTTAAGAGAAAAAGCGTTAAAAGACTTAGCAGAAGCTAAATCAAACTTTTTGAATCAGCCGCTTGAAATCGAAAAAGATAGCAAAAAATATACTTTTGAGAACAACGAAAGAAACAGAAACAGTTTGTCTCTTAAAATATCGCTAATGTGGACTTTAGAGCAAGAAAAAATTGAAAAAGTAAAAGTCTTAAATGACCAAAAAATGGTTGAATTTATTGAGTTGAATAGAACTGAATTAAAAGATTTAGCCACAAAGATTCAAGATATAATTGAAATTGCAGATGTAGCAGAACAAATGGCAGTAGCGGGAATCAATAGATACACTATTGAACAGATGTTAGAGCTTAATGTAAGTGATTTTTTTCAAAATTAATTAAAGGGAGTGATTTAAATGGACAGATTTGAGAAAATATTTGATTATCTGCTGAAAGTTGAGGGCGGATATTCTAATGACAAGCACGACAAGGGCGGTAAAACAAAATATGGAATTATAGAATCAGAAGCTAGAAAATATGGATACAAAGGTGAAATGAGAGACATGCCGCTTGATATAGCGAGAGATATTTATAATAAGAAATACTATCATAGAAATGGACTTGATACTTTAAAATCGGATAAGATAGCTTTATCAATTTGCGACTTTGTAGTAAACGCTGGAAACTGGGGAACTAAAAAAGCACAGGCTGCACTTAATGAATTAGGATTTGATTTGAGAGTGGACGGAATTTTAGGAGAAAAAAGTTTAGCTGCGTTAAATGAAGTTGATGAAAATAAATTTTTGGAAAAATATCACGATTTGCAGAGAAGATATTATAAAGTAATAGCAGCAAACAGACCATCACAAAAAGTTTTTTTGAAAGGATGGCTAAACAGAGTGGATAGAAAAGAAAATTATTTAAAATCGCTCTAAAAACAGCTTTGATATAAGCCAAATAAGAGCATAAAAAGAACACTTTTGAGTTAAAGTTGCCTAACAGGTCAATTTGTCTTAAAACACTTGTTAGGTGGCTTAGAATTGATTTTAATAAAAATAACAAAATGGGAGTGATAAAAATGGATAAAATGGTAGAAATATGGATAATTAATAAGGCAGCAGAGATGGTTGTTACTAAAATTTATAAAAATGAAATTGTAAACAAAGCAAAAACTGGAGCAGAAAAATTTGATATTATAGCAAAAGATTTTTGGGAAAAATTAGAAAGTTATATTTTAAAAGAAAAAGAGATTGATAGAAAATGGATTCCAAATTTTATTGAAGAAACTGGAGAGGAAGCAATTTTATCTTGTATAAGAGAATTAAAAACTAAACTTATTCCATCTGAGTTTATTCAAGAAATATTTGATTTTGAAAAAAAGAAGGATAAAAAGAACATATTGTAGGAGCATAAATGATAGAGGACTTAAAAATAATAATTGACAATCACGGACTTTTCTTGATCTTATTTTTTAGCGGAGTATTATTTGGTGTAGTGGCTCAAAAAATGGTTGACAACAAGCCTGTCAAGCCATATTTGAAAAGAATAGCAGTTGCTGGAATGACTATGTCAATAACGTTGTCTTTAAACAAGATAATAGGACATTTTTCGGCAGAGTACCTGTATCCGTGGAGTCCAGTTATTGGATTTTTTGGAGAAGCAATTCTGGAAACAATAAATCAAAAAAGATATGGAATCAGCACAGGATTTTTGGAGCTGCTGCTTGAAAGGCTGGGATTTGTGAAAAAGGATAAGGGTGATGATAATGGAAAAACATCGCAGAAGTAGAAAACTGGCATTTTTAATGTTAGCACTTATATTTTTAAATTCAGTTCTAACATTGAAGTTAAGAAGCTATCAAAGACGGCAAAATTTAGATTTATTAAGAAGCAGATTAAGAAACGAGAGCAATAGAGAGATTTTTGACAGCATAGAAAAGAAGTCAAAGACAGAGGATATGCTGCTATTAATCGGAACAAATATAGTGGCATTAATAATTATAGCTGGATTTGATAGACAAAGAGTAATTGATGAGAATAAAGATAAAGAAAGAGCTGTCAAAGTGTTTGGGAGATAGTCAGAAATGGCTATCTTTTTTTGTGG